CAAGGAGACGGAGGCGCTGCGGGCGCTCCTCGCGGAGGCTCACAGCCGGTTGCCGGTGGGCGACATGAAGCAGCGCATCGAAACCGCGCTCGCGAAGATGGAGGAGCGGTGATCACCGACATCGACCAGATCGACCTCAAGCGTGCGCTGACGGCGCTCTGCCTTGACCCCGACGACAAGTGCCTCTGCCGCGTGGAACTCGCGAGGAACCTGCGGCGCGTGCAAGCGCAGAACATCCGGCCCCACACCGTCTCCGGGCGGTGCAGCGTGTGCGGCGGACAGAGCGATGAGAAGGGGTGGACGTGATGGCCGCCAAGAAGAAGCCCGCGGCACCTGCGAAGAAGCCGGGCCGCAAGCGCCCGCGCTGCGTCGTCTGCCTCGAAGGGCCGCAGCAGGAGTGGAGCCTGTGCGGCAAGTGCGACATGGACTACGCCATCGCCCTCGCGGACGGCATGGGCTCGATCGCGTGGGCGGCGGGACGCGCTCGCCTGTTCGCGATCAAGAGGAAGTCGAAGAAATGACTGGCAGTCGAACGCTCGATGGGATGATCTTCGTGGGCATGGTGATCGGCGCGAAGATGCTCTGGAACAAGCACGCATTCGGGACGTGGTGGTGATGGTTCCTCCGTACACGCTGGAATATGTCGAAGGACAGGCCGCGCCGAGCGGCTATGTGGACATGCACGTCCCCGGCACGGTGCGCGTCTGGGTCGAGAAGGATCTCGCGGCCCGCATCATCGCCCTCTTGGACCGCAACAAGCTGCACGAGGCGAGGACGATGATCCTCTGGTTCGGCGGCGAGAAGGAGCCCTCGTGACCGAGACGTGGGCGCTCGCCCTATGGACGCTGGTGATCGGGTCCGTGAACTTCTGGGCGGGCGTCTACACCGCGCGGCGCCCCGCGCCTCAACCGATTGCGCCGGTGCGAAAGTGGGTGCGGCTCCCCTCCGGCTTCTCGCACGACTACGGGCCGGGGCTCACCGGGTACGTCACGCCGACGGACGACGGAGCCTACTGGTGGCTCTCGCGCAACGGCAGGACACTGATCGAGGGGCCCTGCCGCAACGTCGAGGCGGGCAAGCAGGAAGTCGCCAAGGCGGCGCAGGAGATGGGCTCATGGGCCGCAAGTTTTCGTGGGACCGCATAGACCAGAACCGCTCGATCGCTCAGGCGAACGACGTGATCTCCATGCGCGTCGAGTGCGACGGCGACGGGTGCGAGTGGACCGTCACCGGCTGGGCTCGCGACCGGGCGGGGTCCATCAAGCGTGCGGAGGACGCCGCACTCGCGGCCATCCGGGCGCCCGAGGTGACGGACGACCGGCTCGACGCCCTGATGATGCAAGCTCACGCCGGGACGTCCTACCTCGTGGTCAACGGGCAGCGGGAGCCGCACACCCTGTTCGAGGTGCTCCGGCTCGCCCGCCAGTCGAAGAAATAGAGCTTGCGTTACGTTTTCCGCTGTAATACAAGCGTTTTCGCACGTCGGCGCGAGGGGTAAGAAAAATGAGAACCTGCGCAGCGTGCGGGGCCCAGATCGCGGGCCACAACAAGTCGGGCTTCTGTTCGGCGCGGCCATGTCGGCTCGCGGCCATGAAGACAGCCCGCATGAGGAAGGCGGAAGCGCGTCAGCGCGCCGCCGAGGAGAGAGCAGATGGGACACCGTACTACCTATCCAGAGTCCGTCCTCCCGCCGGGACCGTGGCACGTCGTCGGAAACAAGATCCTCGCGGGTAAGCTGACCGTGGGTGTGATCATGTCCGCCAACGCGCACGTCGTGGCCGAGCAGATCGCCGTCATCGTCAACGAGAGCGCGTCCGTCATGGGCGTCATCGACAGCCTTCAGGCTCAGGTGAACGCCCTGAAGGAAGAGAACGAGCGCCTCCGCGACTCCCTCGCGTACGGCGACGACTAAAAACCCCTGTAATCAAGCCTGTTTACGGCAGCGTGTTTTTTCCTACCGAAAGCTCTTGACACCTGTCAGCGGCTCAAGTAGAACCGCCCCACTCGCAACGGAGAACCAAGTGATCCCCTCCCCCTACGAAGGCGCCAACGTCGTCGCCGCCATCTACGGCCCCTCCGGGCTGGGCAAGACGACCGACCTGATCTACAGCTTCCCCAACGGCCTGTTCGTCGCCCCCACGGGTGCGCTGAAGCCCGCCTACCACGTCGTCGGCAACGTCCCCCAATCGGTTGAGGCTTCCACCATCATGGAGGCGACCAAGATCGTCTCCGGCCTCTCGAAGGACAACACCAAGGGCTTCGACGCCGTGATCGTGGACGACTTCTCGCTCCTTGCGGAGAGCACCGTCGCCGCGCTGGAGAAGAAGCACACCGGCTTCAAGCTCTGGGGCGCCGTGCGGGACGCCGTGTTGGAGTTCCGCGACGTGGCCCGCCACGCCGGGCTGCACGTCGTCCTGACGGCCCACGAGAGCGCCCCTCGCACCATGAACGGCTCGTTCATCCGCGGCGGTCCCAAGCTGCCGGGGCGGCTCCCCGAAGACCTGCCGACGGCGTGCGACCTCGTGCTCCGCGCCGCGCACGACTCGACCCGGCGGGGCTGGCACGCTTGCTACCGCTGCACGATCGACGACCCGCAGTGGGTGAGCAAGGACCGCCACGGCGTGACGCCGGACAAGGCGCCGATGAACATCGCGGAGATCCTGCGCATGGCGGGCTACGAGATCCGCCGGGCGCCGGGGCTGGAGTGGCAGGAGGAGATCGTCCAAGCCTTCGCCGTCACCCTCTTCGAGAACCCCGGTCAGGAGAAGGCCCTGATGTCGGAGGTGGTCGAGATCGCCCGTGAGCGTACCGACAACGACCTGCACGTCCGCTGGGTGATGCGCGACTCGCTCGATCGCGCCGCGCTCATGCGGGCCCGCGCGAACCCCTTCTCGCTCTACCTGTAGTCAACCGATTGGGGCACCAACCCATCGTCCCACGCCCCGAAGACCCCTCCTGACGTCACGAGGCAAAACTGGCATCACCGCACGCGGACCCCACGGGACGGGCACCCCGCTGCAAGAGGAAGCAGTCATGTCGAACCAGTGGAACGCCAGCATCAACGTCGCGAACGTCGCGGCGCGCAACGTCGGCGGAGGCTACGCGGAGCCCGAGACGGGCCCCTACAAGGTGAAGATCGTCAGCACCGAGATGTACGAGAAGGAGGGCCGCCAGAGCGTGAAGTTCCAGACGGCGATCGTCGGCGGCGACTTCGAGGGCACGGAGACGCGCCTCTTCATCGGCCTCGACCTGACGAAGGTCGGCAACCAGCGGTCGTGGAAGACGGCCATGCTCTCCTGCGGCTACACCGCGGAGCAGGTGGACGTGGGCGACATCCAGATCGGCGCCGACACCTTCGACGGCAAGGAGGCGTACATCTACTACAAGGCCCGCGACCCGAACGACGCGACCAGCCAGTCGGACCGCCAGTTCATCACCCCGCAGCAGTTCGCCACGCTGACGGGTGCGACCGCGGCTCCCGTCGCCGCCGCGTCGGCCAAGGGCAAGATCGGCGCCCCCGCCGCCAAGCCCGCCGCCGCCCCGGCGATGAACGTCACCAGCACCCCGAAGCCGTCGGGCAACGCGGCCTCGATCCGCAACATGCTGGGCAAGTAGTCGGGTGAACCCCGGCGGCGGCCACCCCTCCGCCGCCGGGACACGGCCCCGAAAGGGCCGGGGATCGGCGCCTTCCTCTGTCGTCGATCGGTCGGGAGCGGTGCGGTGGGGCGACCCGACACTTTTTGAGGCTCACATGGGACGGGCACACCTTGCGATCATCGGGGACTATGACCCGGAGCAGTTGGGAGCGCGGTGCGACGTCTGCACCCTGCGCACGCTGCGTGCCGGTGGCCCCGTCCCTCCTGAGTACCACGACCGCTCTGTCGCCTCCGTCGTCGCGGAGTCGCCCGGCGAGCGCGAGTTGGAGTCCAAGCGGCCCCTGACGGGGCCGTCGGGCATGGAGTTCACCGACAGCCTGAAGGCGATCGGGATGCAGCGCACGCAGGTGGACATCCACCTCGCCGTCGCGTGCATGCCGCCGGAGAACGACCTCGACAAGGTCATGCTCCAGTGGCAGAGGGCCAACAAGGAGCGCGAGGCACGCGGCGAAGAGCGCGTCCCGTCGCCCATCGACTGCTGCCGCCCGCGTCTCCAGATCGAGATGGGCCACGAGAACGTCCTCACGCTGGGCAAGGTGGCCTACGAGGCCGTGACGCGCACCAAGCGCCCCATCCTCGACATCCGCGGAGGGCCGGTCACCGGCGGCTGGAACGCTGCCGGTGATTTCATCTCCACAACCGATTGGAAGACCCTCGACCGCCCGCTGCGGATCCTGCCGACGCTGCACCCCGGCTTCGTGATGAAGATGCGCCGCTGGACCCGCGCCTTCCGGGCGGACCTGTCGCGAGCGTTCCGGTGGTTCTCCGGCCACCTTGGGTGGCAGCACCCGATCATCACCCTGAACCCCACCCCGGACCAGTTGGAGCGGTTCCTCGCGAGGACCGACATCGTCTATGTCATCGACGTCGAGACGACGTTCGACGACCCGACGGAGGCCAAGCTCAAGTGCGTGGGGATCGGCACGGAGACGCACGCCGTCGTCGTCCACTTCCTCTCGATCGAGGGCCCCGACGGCGCGCTCGTGGCGGGCCCCTACACCGACGCCGACGAACTGGCGATCCGCGGGATCATCCGCGACTTCCTGATCGACCAGTCGAAGATGAAGGCTGGGCACAACGCCGGGTACTTCGACAAGATGGTGCTCAAGCAGCACTTCGGCGTGGACGTGGACCCGCTCATGGACACGATCCTCCTGCACCGGAGCGTCGAGAGCGAACTGCCCCACAAGCTGGGCTACGTCGGCTCCGTCTACACCGACGTGACCGCGTGGAAGGACGCGCACACGGCGGCGGTCGCCTCGACCGACGAAGAGCTTGGCACCT